TTGGGTAGATGAAGCAGAGGGTGTGAGTGATATGGCATACATGAAGCTGATACCTACGGTCAGAGAAGAAGGCTCAGAAGTGTGGATTAGTTATAACCCTGAGTCAAAATATTCTGCAACACATGAACGCTTTAGAGTGAATACTCCTGATAATTCAAAGATATGTGAAATGAATTACTCAGACAACCCTTGGTTTCCTAGTGTGCTTGAAGAGCAAAGACTAGAAGACAAGAAGAAACGTCCTGATATGTATGACCATATTTGGGAAGGCGGATTCTTAATATTCAGTGAAGGCTCTTACTATACGACAGAGATGCGTAGGGCAAGAGATGAAGACAGGATAGGCAAAGTTAGATACAGTAGAGATAAGCCTGTCATTACAGCATGGGATTTAGGTGTAGGTGATTCAACTGCTATATGGTTTGCACAATACATCGGAACAGAGATACACATCATTGACCACTATGAAGCATCAGGTGTAGGATTAGACCATTATGCTAGAGTGCTACAAGAGAGAGGTTACATCTATGAGCAACATATCTTGCCACATGACGTAAGAGTGAGAGAACTAGGCTCAGGTAAGTCAAGACTAGAGGTATTAGATAGCCTAGGCATTAGAAACGTAGAGATTGCTCCTATGCTTATGATTGACGATGGTATTCAGGCAGTTCGTTCAATGTTAGACCGATGTTGGTTTGATGAGAAGAAGTGCGAGAAGGGTATTGACTGTCTGATTAACTATTCCCGTGATTATGATGAGAACGGTAAGACGTGGCGCTCACGACCTAGGCATGATTGGTCCTCACACTCAGCAGACAGTTTCAGATACCTAGCAATCGGCTACAGACCTATGGCAGAGTCATGGGGTAAGTCAATCAAAAGAAACGTAAAAGGCATTGTGTGATATGGTAAGATAGCGCCTATATTTGATATAATTTGGCATATTTCATGGGTTTATTTGATGCGTTACTAGGGCAGGAAGGTGTTAATTTAACAGGTGGTGGCACGGTTTATGACCCAACTCAAAATAATTGGGAGACACGATTTGATGAACAAGGTAATGCTTACCAAGCACAAGTAGGCACACCTCTACACCCAGGACACACATCAGAGAACTCAGGTCCTATGTTTGCTACACCTGAGTTTACATCGGGATTATTAGATGCTCCAACAGAAACAATCGACTTAGGAAGACAACAAGTTGTACAGCCTTCACCACAAATGATGCAACCTGTACCACAATCATCATTCATGCCAGGCAGTCAAGAGTCAATGGCTCAGAACCAACAAGCAACTATTGCACCATGGCTACCTGAACAAACAGATTACACTGATGCTCGTAATCTTATGAGTGGATATCAAGGTGGTGAGAGAATAGCGCAGAGAGATACAGGCACATTCCAAGACCTAACACCTAACGTAGACCCATCTCAAGCTATGGCTATGGTAGAAATGTTTAAGAAAGAAGGCAAGGCATTAACTGACCTACAGTTTGAAAATGCTATGGGTAGTTTGGGCATGAGCGACATCTTAGCAGAGCATCGCTCAACTCTTAATACTGTTGATAAACACTACCAAGATTCAGTCTATGGAAACACTGATGATTTTGGCAATCCACTAGACACCGATGATTTCGGAAATGCTCATTACGACCAACGTGTAGATAACTATGCAAACAATCGTAATAATATGTCGGGCATCAACGATGTAGAACGTGTAGCAAATGTAGCACCTCAGACAACAAAACCTTCTTGGCTAGAGCAGAATCAAAACATCACTCAGCAGTCACAAGACTTTGTTAGAAATCTAGGCGGTAACATTGCAGATGGCGCAACAGACTTATACGAAGGTGCTAAAGAGTTTGGCTCAGATGCTTACCAAGGCGCACAGGATTTATACCAAGACTTCAATAAGCCTGATACAAGAACACAGGCACAGAAGTGGGAAGACGCACAGAAGATTTCAGATAACCTAAAGCAAGGTATTACAGATACAGCATCAGGCGCTTGGGAAGGCGCTAAAGAGGTAGGCTCAGATGCTTATGACTTAACAATGAAAGCTGAACACGCATTGCGTGATGGTTTGGTTGATGTGTATGACACTGTAAACAAAGTTGGTAACGATTTCTATACGAAGTACATTAACTCTCCACTAGAGGAGCGAGTAAAAGGCGCAGACTTTCAAGAAACATTACGTGTTGCAGGAGAGAACGTGTCAGAAGACACAGCGAAGCAGATGCAAGCGCTTAACCAAGTTGTTGACCATCCTGTAGACTTCTTTAAGTCGTTGATAGATTTAGCATCAGGCGCTACGAGAGAGTATGCTGTGGGCGGATTGTTAGAGCAAGGATTAGACTCTTTAGATAAGAAGTTTCCTGCTCTTGCAGAGTTCACTAAAAAGACAGACGCTTTCTTAGGTTTCAGTACAGAGGAAGAGTCTAGGGAAATGGCAAGAGCGATGTGGGAAGACATCAAAGAAGATTATGGCTCATGGGAAGGATATAAAGAACATGTCGCTCAAGAGCCTACCCAAGCATTGCTAGAGGTTGTTGGTGGAGGATTCCTACTTAGAGGTGTACGCAATAAATTAAACGACCCTGCTCTATTAGATAAGGTAGAGTCTGTGTCTAAGGCAATAGACCCTGTTAATCTAGGTCCAAGTAGTGAGATATTTGGCGGTGCGAAAGGAGCAGAAAGAGTAGGAAAAACTAAATACATGAAACAGGCAGAGGAGTTAGAAGCCCAAGGCGCTACTAAAGACGATATTTGGAAGTCTACAGGTTTTACTCGTGGTCAAGATGGAAATTGGCGTTTTGAGTTAGACAGCTCTAAGCTGAAACTAAAGGACGATATTACTAAATTAGACGTTGCAAACGACCCTGATGTTTCATATAAAGGTCCAAGTAAGTCTTATAAGGCTAAAGACCTTTTGGACTATCCTGAGTTGTTTGAAGTATATCCTGAATTAAATAATTTAAAGATATACCCTGACAGTAGTAAGATAGGAGAAACCGCATCTTTTACCACGGACGGACGTATTGCTGGCTCATTTATTGAGGTAGCTCCAAGAGGAGATATAGATAGTCTTCTTGAGCATGAAGTTCAACATGCGGTTCAAACGATAGAGGGTCACGCTACAGGTAGTAGTCCAACAAACGAAAGGATTGCTTTATATACTGAGAATCCTAAATATCAAGCATTAAAAAAGAAACAGTTAGAATTAAAGAAACAAGCATCTCCATTGATTGATTACATAAGAGAAACAAAAGGTGCAAAAGGCGAACAGCAAATTGAGCGTGGCTTAAAGATTCAAGAGCGTGACAAGATTCAAGCTGAGTGGAGCATGGTCACAGACGAAATAGTTGCTATTGAGATGAAAGCTACTGCTAACAGAGGACACGCAGCATATGAAAATGTTGCAGGTGAGGCAGAAGGAAGAGAGTCTCAAAACCGTCTAAAAATGACTGCTGAGGAAAGAAGAAATACATTGCCTACTTGGGATAATGTAGCAGACGAAGATGCAATCCTAAGATACGACACTATTGTTTCAGATAGCTCCAACCTACCTTGGAATATGACTACCAAAGGTGATGGTGACTTCTATATTCAACGTGTAGGCCCTAACGCAGGTAAAGTATCTAAGACACGTAATGGTCCAAGCGATATAGCATTCTCAACTGACCAAGACGTATTGTTGCCTGACTACGCTTACTACGCTGTTATGAATCTTGAGAAGCAATTACAGGCAAGAGCGCACGGTACAGCACAACAAGCAATTAACAAGAAAGATATTGATGATGTGTTGACAGACTTCTTTAATAAGCAACAAGGCTCTAGTAGTAACAAAGACGATGGTGTACTAGGTCAGATAGGTAAAGCGACAGACCCTATGAATTTTAAGACTGCTGATGAGTTTATCAAGGCTCAAGGCACACCTGTTTATCATGGTGGAAAGGCAGAAGTAACAGAATTAAAAGATGCTATTAAAAGCGACTATGCCGACAGTAGGGGTGCGATGTTCGCATCTTCTGATATGCAAGTAGCGCCAATGTTCGGAAAAGTAACCACAGAGTTATATCCGTCAATGAAAAATCCTTATGTGTTTGACGCTAAAAAAACCAACTATTACTCTATTCCAATTCCAAAAGAATTTAGAAATGAAGTACATAAAAGCCTAAAGACGATTGATACAGATTCACTTGTTGAGTTGGTGATGGAAAAAGGTGGATATGATGGGATTATTTTAAAAAATGTTATTGAAGGCACAGGTGAGTTTGACCCAAGTGATGCTAGAGTTTTGCACATAGGACTGACAAAAGACTCATTTAAAACCAAGCAACAACTAACTGATACATGGAACAAAGCCAACAAAGCAGACGATGGTGTGTTAGGTCAGACACCTACTAAGTCTCTTTATCACACAGCAGACGAGTTAGGAAAAGAGGCTTTGGAGTATGATGATATTAATGAGTTTGTTACAAAAGTGTATAAAAGGCAGAGTACCCAAAAGCACGCTATTAGAAGTTCTATTGCCAAAGACCTTGGTGGAGAATACTCAGGAAATGTTGAAGTGCCTGAAGGCATTGCTAATAGTATTGGAGACCGTGGAAGTAGAATATCTGTAGATGGAAACGATGTTTACTTTCACATAAGTGTTGAAAGAGACATAGGTGGAAACGATGTAATATTTTTGCCAAACATAGCAGTCTCAGGCAAGAACAAAGGATTGGGAACAAAGTTTATGGAAGCAATGAAAAAATTTGCCGATACAACATCTCAAGACATAGT